AGAGAACTTTTAAGTCAGATTAATCCTAACATAAAAGAAAGAACTGTTATGGATGACATTGATGACATGAATCAAGCAAATATCAATGAGTTTTTTGGTAGGAAGAAAAACGCTGATGGTGGACGGATTGAACTTGCAATAGGTGGCGGTGTTATCGAAGGAGAGGATCTAGGTACAAGAGAAGGGTTCAATGAACCTAAAGATCCAAACATTGAATTTCCATTTAAACATTCAACAGGAACTACTGATTATGGTATTGGTAGATTTAAAGATACAGGAAAATATTTTAGAAGAGTTGGTAGAAATAAAGCAGTTACTATACTTCAAGAAGAAGGAGAATCTTTAGAGGATTTTAAAAAAAGAAAAGGACCAAGAGTAGATAAAGCTTTTGATAAAACAATAACAACTAGACAATATATAGATAACTGGACTAAAAATTGGTTAGATAATAATCTTCAAAAATATGGTGTAAAAGATTTTAATGTCATGTTAAATGACTTATCCAATGATTGGCAGAATGAAATAGAAACAGGTAATGTTCCAGAACCAAAAAAGAATTTTAATTTAACAAGTCCTAAACTTAATTTACCTAATATAACAGCAAGTATAGACATTAGATCTAAAAAATTGAGAACAGGTGAGGCAAAAGATTTAAAGCCTTTTACATATGATGATATCACATTTTATAGAAGTGATGAAAGTTCTGAAGCATTAAAAAATAAAACATTAGCTCAATGGAAAAAAATATTTTATAAAAATAAAATTTCAACTGATCCAGTATTAAGACAAGGGCTAAAAGAATTTTATGATTTTATGGCTCAAGATAAATCAGGGCTACCTCAAAAAGGTGGTTTAACCATAAGAAATTTTCTTAGAACTAAAGTAAGTGATGACGTTCAATTTTTAATAGATCGTGAGGCTTCAGGTTTAGATAAAGCTGCTAAGAAACAAGTCATTCATAGTTTTCCAGATCTTAAAAATAATTACGATATATTTACTGGAAGTAAAGCTAGGTTAAAAGCTATTGAAAGAGAGACTGAAGGTAAAATAAAAGCTGGTGAAAAGACCTCTGCACAGACAGATAAACTAATAAATCAAATTAAAAATCAAAACAAAATTGTAGCGGAGATGAAACCCGAAGAACTTTTAAAAGATAAAAAATTAATTCAAAGTTTAAGATTAGTTATTAATCCACAAACAGGTCAAGCAAGTTTTGTAGGATACACAGAAAATGATCCTAGGGTAAATAAAAAAGGTGTAAAGACTGATTTAGAATTAGCTGAACATGCAATAGAAAGAGCTAAAAAAGGTTCACTGTTTAGTTATGATCACATTTCAAAAAGATCATTAGAAAAAATGAACACACAGTTTCCTAATAATATTCAAGGGGCTAATTACATAACTAATACTCAAATGGAAAATGCAAAAAGATTTTTAGCAATACCTGGAAATAGAAATACACCCGCTGCACAAAATCTTGATAAAGTTTTATCTGATTTAAATTTAACAGTCAGGGGAAAAGAATATGGTGGAACATATGGAAATAAAGAAAGTATTGTTTTTGATTCAAAAACTAACAGATCAAACATCGTAGATAGTCAATTAATAAATAGAAGTGTAATACCAGGAAGATTAGCAAAAGCGGCTGGACTAGCTGGTGTTTTATTTTCTACCACTGCTTTTGGTAAAGAAAAAAGCACTTTACCAGAAGGTCCTCCTGGTCAAATAAATCAAGAAGACAAAAGTTTTATAGAAGAGTATCCACTTATTACAGGAACAGCTGCAGCATTAACACCTTTAGCTACAAAGAAAGGAAGAAAAGTTTATGGTGCTCTTGCAAAACCATTATTGAGAGCACTTGGTTCGGTGCCAGCTGCAACATATTTTGCAGGTAAAGAATTAACTTCAGAAGATCCTAACTATGCTATCGCGGGTGCAGATCTTTTATTACCTGAGTTAGGAAAAAGAATTCCAACAAGTGGTACAGGTATAATGTCTAAGATAGGTAGGTTTGCATTAAACCCCATCGGAAGACTTGCAAGAGGTTTCACACCTGCAGGTATTGCTTTACAGGGTGTAGAGTTAGTAAACCAAGCAATGAAAGAACAGAAAAGAATAGAGGATATGAGAGAAAATGATCCAGAAGCTTATCAACAATTTATTGCAGAACAAGAAGACATGATGAGACAGTCTGCAGCGTATGGTGGAAGAATGGGTTTCGCAGACGGACCAAAAGATCCAGGTAGAAGAAATTTTATGAAAATTTTAGGTGGGCTTGCATCATTACCTATAGTCGGAAGATTCTTTGATATAGCTAAAGAAGCACCTATTGCAAAAAAATTTTTTACAGAAATCCAACAATTAAAAAATACTACAACAGAAATGCCAGAATGGTTTCCAACATTTTTAAATAAATTTAGAAAAGAAGGAAAAGCTGAAAATATATTTAAACAGAAAAAAGTAGCGGTCACTAAAGCTGAATACGATAAAGCAATAGCAGAAGGCAAAGCTGAAAATTATTTTAGAGATGATGCTAGAACTTTAGAATATAAAGCTAACAACCCTGATCATATGGATTATTTTAAATATGTAGATACTGATGAAGTATCGTACACAACATATACGAATGATAAAATTCCTGGTGTTCGAGTTGATGATACGGATGGTAATATTGATGTGATGTTTGAAAATGATTACTCTCAACCGGTATCAATTAATTACACTGCACCAGGTAAAGCAGGACCTGAAGCTGGAAGAGCTGATCTTTATATTCAAGGTATTGCAAAAAAAGAATTAAAACCAAAAGGAGATTTTGTTGCTAACGATGTAGAGACATATGCAACAGATCCTGATGGAGGTTATGATACAGAAGATGTTATTGCTAATTCACTTGATGATATGATGGAGGGAACAACTCGTATGATGGAAGAGTATGCAACAGGTAAGCCGGTTAAAAAATTATCTAGAGGTGAGGGTAAAGTTATTGAGGCTGAAATAAGAGCAGAACAAGCTGCAGAAGCGGCAGCAGAAGCGGCTGATGACCTTGACTAAAAAACTAACAACCACAATACCACCAAAATCAGGGCCCATGCCACAGGGCTTGAATTTAAACTATAATACTGTTAAAACAGTGAAATTGGAGAAAACAAATGGCAGACATAGACAAGGCTCTACCAAACGAGCCAAGAAAAACAGTTAACGTACCAGGCGAAGAAGAGATACAAGAACAGATCGTAGAGGCTGTTGAGGAACAACAAGACGCCCCTGGTCCTGTAGAAACAATTCAAAATGAGGATGGATCAGTTGATATCAACTTTGATCCTAACGCTGCATCACCAGAGGGTGGTGATGAGCATTATGCAAACCTAGCAGAATTTTTACCAGATGAAGTTTTAGGTTCAATGTCATCAGACCTAAATCAAAAATATATGGACTACACAATGTCCAGAAAAGATTGGGAAAAAACCTATACACAAGGTCTAGATCTTTTAGGATTTAAATATGATAACAGATCCGAACCATTTCAAGGAGCTTCAGGTGCAACACATCCAGTATTAGCAGAGGCAGTCACACAGTTTCAAGCTTTAGCTTACAAAGAATTATTACCAGCAGACGGGCCGGTAAGAACACAATTACTTGGATTGCAATCTCCAGAGAAAGTGCAACAGGCACAACGTGTAAAAGATTATATGAATTATGAAATCATGGAAAAGATGAAAGAGTATGAACCTGAATTTGATTCTATGTTATTTCATTTACCTTTGTCAGGATCAACTTTTAAAAAAGTTTATTATGACGAAGTAGAAGGACGAGCCGTCTCTAAGTTTGTCCCTGCTGATGATTTAATTGTTCCGTACACAGCTACCTCATTAGATGATGCGGAAGCAATTATTCATCGGGTAAAAATTTCTGAAAACGAATTAAGAAAACAACAGGTCGCTGGTTTCTATAGAGATATAGAATTAGGTAAATCTAATGATAAAGAGACTGATGTTGAGAAGAAAGAAAGAGAATTAGAAGGTACATCTAAATCAAAAGATGAAGATATCTATACTCTGTTAGAGTGTCATATCAATTTAGATATCGAAGGTTTTGAAGATGTCAATCCTGAAACAGGTGAACCATCAGGTATCAAGCTTCCATATATTGTAACTCTTGAAGAGGGTTCGAGAGAAATTTTATCTATCAAAAGAAATTATGAAATTGGAGATCCGAAGAAAAATAAAATCCAATACTTTGTCCACTTTAAATTTCTGCCAGGACTAGGTTTCTATGGCTTCGGTCTCATCCATATGATTGGCGGTTTATCAAGAACTGCAACAGCAGCTTTACGTCAATTATTGGATGCGGGTACGCTCTCCAACCTACCCGCAGGATTTAAAATGCGTGGCATCAGAATAAGAGATGACGCACAATCAATTCAACCAGGTGAATTTAGAGATGTAGATGCACCTGGTGGAAATCTAAGAGATTCTTTCATGATGCTTCCGTTTAAAGAACCATCACAGACTTTATTAACTTTGATGGGTGTCGTGGTTCAAGCAGGTCAAAGATTTGCATCGATTGCAGATTTACAGGTTGGTGATGGTAACCAACAGGCTGCGGTTGGAACCACTGTTGCACTTCTTGAAAGAGGATCAAGAACTATGTCAGCGATCCACAAAAGAATTTACTCTGCTTTGAAAAATGAATTTAGAATCTTAGCAAGAGTATTCAAGTTATATCTACCACCAGAATATCCATATGACGTAGTTGGGGGTCAAAGAATGATTAAACAATCCGACTTTGATGACAGGGTAGATATATTGCCGGTTGCTGACCCCAACATTTTTTCACAGACTCAGCGTATTTCCCTCGCACAGACTGAGTTGCAACTGGCACAATCAAACCCACAGATGCATAATATGTATAATGCATATAGAAACATGTACGAGGCTCTAGGAGTGAAAAATATAGATTCTGTTTTAATGAAACCAATGCCTCCCGCACCAAAAGATCCTGCATTGGAGCATATTGATGCTTTAGCTGGTAGACCATTTCAAGCTTTTCCTGGTCAAGATCATAGAGCACACATGACAGCTCATTTAAATTTCATGGCGACTAACATGGCTAGAAATAATCCAATGGTAATGGCTGCATTAGAAAAAAATATTTTCGAACATATCAGTCTGATGGCTCAAGAACAGATAGAATTAGAGTTTAGACAAGAATTACAACAGCTACAAGCGATGCAAATGCAGATGCAACAGAACCCAGCGATGGCTCAACAGATGCAAATGCAAGTTATGCAATTAACTCAACAGATTGAAGGAAGAAAAGCAGTGCTGATTGCTGAAATGATGGGTGAATTTATGGAAGAAGAGAAGAAAATCACTTCACAATTTGATAATGACCCGATCGCTAAGTTAAGATCAAGAGAATTAGACCTTCGAGCACAAGAAAATCAGAGAAAAGAGCGTGAAGGCAAGGAGAGAATGGATCTTGATAAGATGAGAGCGATGATGGCACAAGAAAATCAGGATGAAAAACTTGATCAAAACGAGGAATTAGCAAAATTAAGAGCTAATACATCAATTGAAAAGACTATTTTAGGAAAAACACTTCCAAGTTCTGATCAAATGATGCCTGATATTTCTATAATTAGAAAAGGTAATTAAAAATGGATAAAAAACAGAAAAAAGTTGCGAAAGTAATGAGAGAGTTTAAAAAAAAGAAGCTTTCTATCGGAAAATCTGATAAGAAAGTAAAAAATCGTAAACAAGCGATAGCAATTGCTTTGAATGAAGCAGGAATAAGGAGAAAAAATGGAAAAGCTAGATAAAATAACTGATGTAAAAGTTGCTGATCAACAAATTGATATTGATCCTAGATCAAAATCAACTGCTGACAAAGCTTTTAATTATATTGCTACAGGAAA